TGTCATGGAAGCTGTCAGCAACCACAGGGAGCTGATTAACGTAGTCCCGCTCAACGCTGAACCCTACGCCCGTACCGCACATGAGGATGTACATAAGCTCGTCAAAGGATCTGGGGCTGTCTATGGGTAGGTAAGAACAGTTAAAGGCTGCAACATTGTCCCGCTTTAAAGCCGCCCCTGCGGTCATCATACAGCGCATGGAAGGCATTACCTTCTGCTCAAAGATGGCGTTGTACAGCTCTTCAGCGACAGTGTCGTCTATCTGGTTACGCTCCGTGAAGAAACTAACGTAACGATTAATGGTCTCTTCCCACTCCTCTCTGCGCTGCTCATCGTCCATGTAACGTGCGTATCGTGATTTATGTATGTATTGTTGATATTGATCCATTAGAGTTCGTAGTCCCCTCCAGTTAATAGTGATAGTTTTAATTGATCCAGTAAGAAGTATAAGTCAAGAGTGTCCATATTGGTAGACACAACAATAAATTCCTCCGACTTTACAACGCAGAAAGCATCTTCATAGGTGGTTAGGTCTTCCTTCTCAGTGATTGCGTTGAATACCAAAGGTACTGTTATCTTGTCTTCGTCGGCTTTCTCGCCAAAGTTACCTTGAATTACTTTCATACTGTTAATGCCCTCTTCTTTTCCGTTTGACCGTGGTTAGGGTGAAAGCCATATTCAAAATCAGCTTGCTTACGGGCTACAATTGCGTCTTCTTTGTTTTCAAATAAGCCTAAATGATTTTCTTTATAATTAACATGAATAGTTGCCACCCATTTATTACTAGCCTTATGCCACCTAACCCCACAAACCCCAGAAGAATTAGTTTTACGAAGTTTTTGGTTTCGGAGGTTTATTACAGCAGTCGCTAAACGTAAGTTAGATAAGCGGTTATCTGTTTTTACTCCGTTAATGTGGTCTAGGAACTCTTCAGGCCATTCTCCGTAATGATGCAACCATACTAGACGATGCGCTCTGTAGTTTGAGCTATCAATAGATATTAACCTATAACCATTTGGGTGAATACACCCAGCAACGCTTCCCGCAATACCTCTATTACACTTAGTCACCTTCCAAATTAAATTACCTGTCTTCGTGTCGTAGTCAAACAGCTCCCGCACGTAACTGGCAGTTAAATCGTTTTTCATTCTAGAGCCTCCTGTTCTTTAACCATCTTGTTTAAGTACCACTGAGCCTTCTGCAAGTCCTGTAGCCCGTTCTTGTAGCGCCACCTATGTAAATACTTTAGCACATTGCCTTCACAGTAGTCAACAATTCCTTCACCTAATTGTTGTTTAATGTAGTCTATGGCTTCCATGCCTCCCTGATTGTAATGTGGGGGTTTATTTACTACATCGTTCCACTCCTCAGGTGTAGGGTCAGCCCTAAGCTGCATAATGTCATTAATCTTTGACATATAAATCCTCCAACTCTCTAAATATCTCTTGCTTGTCTATAAACCTATGCTCAAAGGCATCCAAAATGTCTTCAGCAGTTATGTCCAAGACTTCACATAGCAAGTCTGCATCGTACTCCTGAAGGATTCGTTCTCTTAACTCATCAATTAGCATTGGCATAATCAATTAACTCTTGTGTTGTTGCTAGGGTAAAGTGCTTTAACCCCTCCTTATCACACCATTGTCCCATTGTCATCTTAGCGCCCTTCCTTACTTTCTTGTTGGGATCTGAAAGAAGAAAGACCAACTCCTGATCTTCCTCCAGACAATCCCTAATTGATTTATATTTAAGTGTGTCTCCTTCCCTAAAGAATCCCTTGCACTCCACCAGCATCCAATCCTTATACACAAAGTCAGGTTTGTAATGTCTATGTACCGTGTAGGGCATATCAAAAGGCTCGTAAGCCATAAACTTTCTTGGCAAGGCTTCAGCAAACTTCTGCTCAAGACCTGACCTGTACCTTCCATAATTCTTAGAAACCATCTGGAACCTCTGATACGAGTGGTTGTTTAACTACCTTTGTCAAGTACTTTGGCCCATTTGCGTAGATAAAAGTACGTAGATCAGGGTAGCAGTGATCTTTAAACTGACAGTAAGAACATCCAATGGCAAGCTTGCGATTCCCTGACTTACCGTCTGGTACGTCTTCATAGCAGAACTCCTTAGGCTCTGGGCCTTTGACCATCTTCTTAACGTGCTTAACCCTTTCCGCAATGTCACCTTTCAAGTGTTCGTGCATAGGATCAAACTCATTATCAAGATCATGCTCACAGAAGGTTAAGTGGCCATTGGCTTTGTCCATAGCCAGCCAAGCAATCTTCCGTTCACCTTCGGAATGAGCATAAGCTTTAAGCTGATCCACGTATCCAAAGGAATCGTTTAGGGGCAGGGTTTTATCTTGAAACTTCTTAAAGGCAAAGGCGCTGGCTGACTTAACGTCCGTAACAACACCGTCAATACGACAGTCCATGCTGCCCTTAACACCCTCAACCTCACACCTTTTCTGTTCACAGGTGACTTCATGACCAGAGGCTCTAGTTAGGAATAAGACTAACTCCTCAATGACATGCCCGTACAGGAACTTTACTAGGGTGTGAGGCTGCAATTCCTCACCTTCAGTATTGTGGTACTGATTCCAAAGATACCTGTCAGTCCTGCCTATGCTTGACAGGCGTAGCTTTCTAGTATCTTTAGGTCTATCTTCCGCTTTAAACTCAGCCCTCATGAGTTCTTTAATTGCTTCTCCGAAAGTCTCTATCTCTTTGTCTATGTCTACCAACTTCGGTACTTCTTTGGTAGACACCAAGCCATAGATGTCTTCTATTAGAGTGTCTGTAGTTTTCATGTTTGGTCATCTTCTTTATATTTAATGTGTCTAATAACTCTGCTGTTATCTCTTTTGTCACCCTTGTAAAAAACTAAACCTACTTTTTCAAGCTCGTTGGGCCTAGAACTGATCGAGCTAGTAGACATATGAATATGACTTGCTGTCATCTCCTTAATAGTAGTCCCATTTTCACCTGCTTTGGTTATCAAATCAAAAACAAACTGTCTCATTTTACCTGTAGGAGCTGAGTTAGCTGCCGCTTTACTTGTTTCAGGGTCATTTTCTCTGTACAGTTTAAATTGTTCAGTGTCTTCAAAAAAACTTTGTTGTGTCATATTAGTGTGTTTCACTCCAGTTTGCTCCTACCTTATATTCTCCGTCCAGAGGACAGTTAAGTTCCCATTCAAGACCCGCTGCCTGTATACAGGACACGGCCAGTCTCCCAAAGGTATCTGTACGCTCATTAATAACTTCAGCTTGTATCTCATCGTGAATGTTACCAACAAACTTATAGTCTATACCCCATATTTTACCATAGTCATCCAGAAGTGTCAAAGCTTTTTTCATTACTAAAGAACCTGCTGACTGTAGCAAGGTGTTTAGAGCGGAATGTTCTGATCTGACTTGGAGCTTTCTACCGTCAAGTCCAATGAGGTATCCTCTTCCAGCCGCTTCAGATACTCTGTCTTTAAGAGCTGCGAATGATGGCAGATTATTAAGGAAAGATTCTCTAAGTTTCTTGCCAGTCGTTCTACCTCCTCCAGCCACAGACCCAAGTTTTTCATCTCCTGCGCCGTATAAGAGGGCATAGATGAAAGTTTTTGCCTGATTTCTTGATTCAAGTCCAGCAAGTCGTTGATTTGCTGTGTGGATATCGCCGTTGATAATTTCATTAGTGTAGTCCTCATCCTTCATGTAGTGTGCCAACATACGTAACTCAAGACCACTAGCGTCACAGCCTACAATGCTGTAACCCTCAGGTGCAGACCAACAAGATCTACACTCATGACCATACGGTGAGTACACCGCAGGTACTTGAGCCATGTTAGGGCTTGAGTGTGTCATACGGCCTGTTACAGCGCCATTAGTGTTTACGTAACCATGTACTCTACCGTCATCCTGAACAGCATCCAACCAGCTCTGTACTTGAGCTACACGCTTCTGGATCATAAGGTATTCGGCTATGAGTTTTGCTTCAGGTATATCCGTCACAGTTTCTAAAACTGATTCGTCCACAATGGGTTGTCCCTTCTCAGTGAAAGTCTTAGGCTTCCAACCGAACCACTGTAAGTACCTGCCTATCTGCTGTCTTGATCCTAAGTTAAAAGGGGGATAGTCTATACGAGAAAACCAGCCAGCCACATTCTCAGACTGATCCCCCAGAAACTTTAGGCCAACCGCAGACAGCGTACCGTCCTTCTTAACTTTCGGAGTAACTTCTTTAACAAAGACAGGCAGAGGCAGAAAAGTCCTCTGAACAGTCTCTTCCAATTCATATTTCTTCTCCTTCAATAATGCTATCAAATCGTTAGTGTGTTTAGGGTCAATCAACCAGCCATTCTTAACCTGCTGCTGAATGATCCTCTGAACGTCATGCTCAAGCTTTACGGACTCTTCGCTGAAACCTACCAGCTCGTCCTGTAAGCACTCCAGAACACGCACAGTGACCGCTACGTCCTGCTCACAGTACTTGACCATCTCGCAGCTTAACTGTGACCAGTCCTCATGGTCGCCTTTAGGGAAGCCTAAACGCTCACCCCACTGGCGTAGGCTGTGACCAGCTTCTCTGGATGGGTTGGCTAGTCTTGACAGGACTAACGAATCCATAAGCTCGTACCCAGACCAATCAACATCCCACAGTTTAGACATAACTGGATAGTCAAATCCTATGCCGTTGTGGGCTACAATCCTCTGTACGTCCAGCTCTGCTAACTTTGTGTTAAATGTCTCAGCATCGTACACGGTGTCAAACAGATTGGTCGCACAGCACCAGATCTTAGTGGGGTCAAGACCGTCAGTCTCAATGTCAAGTATCAGCGTTTTGTTTAATAAGTTCATGTATTGGTCTCAGCTCATTGATCGGCACGTTGTAGCAGTCCGACTTTACCTTCCATCCATTAGAAGAGTCAACAGTTCCCTTCTCCATAAAGGTTGCTTTGTCAAAGTATTCGCTCTTTGGCAAGAAACCTAAGATCCAACCTATAGTCATGTCGCTACGTACTCTAGTGAATACGTATACGTCACACTTCTGTTTAGTATTGTAGGCTGTGATTGAACACTCATAGTCAAGTCTGGGTGGGAAACCTGTACGCTTTGACTTTACGTCAATCGTTATGTCACCCTCAAGGATTAAATCATAATCATACGTGTTAGTCCAGCCGCACATTTGGCCTTGATCCTGCAAGTATTCATGAACTAACCCTTCACCCACAAACCCTACAAGATTACCAGATCCGTTTGTTACTGAGTTCTTCAGGGTTCCCATCTCCATTGACTTCTCATGCGCTGCCGTCATGATGGGCGTTGTCACTACCCGCTCTATAATGTCATCGTAACTAGAAATCACCGTTAATAACCTCCGCTGGTTTGTTTGTCTCTAGC